CAAGTAAACCAGTTGCATCAACAGCTCCTGCAAAGGAATTGATTGTAGAAAACAGCAACGTGATGGCTTCAAGATTCCAAAAGCTCGCCGGAATTAAGAAGTAAAAGTTAAATTAAGGTGAGTAAAACTAACTATAAAAAAAATTCAAATTATGAGTGATATTAAATCATTATTGACAAACAATATGAATCCACAGGCTAAGTTGATGACTGAAACCCGTGGATTGCAAAGCAAATGGGACAAGACTGGTCTTCTTGAAGGACTAGAAGGTGTCGATAAGGCACACATGTCCATCTTGCTTGAAAACCAAGCACAACAATTGTTGAACGAAGCTACCGCTACTGGTACTTCCGCAAACAGTGAACAATGGGCAGGCGTAGCTCTTCCATTGGTTCGCCGTGTATTCGCTGAAATTTCCGCTAAGGAATTCGTTTCAGTACAACCAATGAACTTGCCATCCGGTCTAATCTTCTATCTAGACTTCAAGTATGGTACTACCCGTGGTGGTCTTCCAGGCCAAAACGGTTACAACGGACAATCCTTGTTCGGTGGTAACAGCACCAAACTCGGTTCTACCGATGCAGCTGTAAACGGTCTATATGGTGTAGGTCGTTACGCTTATACTGAAAACTATCAATCATCATCAGTTGTATATGCAACTGGTTCTGTAAGTTTCAGTGATGTTGATTTGGATTCAACCTATGTTGCTACAGGTTCTTACAAGAAGATTACTGTAAACATTGGTGACAATTCAAGCACCAGAATCGACTTGAACGCAGTAAGAAGCTTTGCTTTGAGTGGTTCAGCAATTGATCCAACACTTCAAATCAATGAATTGACCAAGGTATACAATACTGGTTCATTGGCTTCCCCATACTACAAGATTCAATTCATTGTCACTGGTTCACAATCTCCAGTACAAGGTGGTTCAGCTGTATTGACTTACACTACACAACCTACCGATAGCACCCGTGGTGACTTCGAAGATACCAATCCATTCAAGGGTGGTTCAGGTAACGTTGGTATTAACCAAGGTACCGATATCAACATTCCAGAAGTTAACTTGGAACTTAAGAGCGAACCAATCGTTGCTAAGACCCGTAAGTTAAAAGCAGTCTGGACCCCAGAATTGGCTCAAGACTTGAATGCTTACCACAGCATTGATGCAGAAGCAGAATTGACTGCTCTCTTGAGTGAATATGTATCAATGGAAATTGATCTTGAAATCATGGACATGTTGATCAACGCTGCTCCAGCATTGACAACTGAAGGATGGTCTGCTGTAATTGGTAGAGACATTGTTAAGGGTGCAAATGACTCTAACGGTCTTCCAACCTTCACCGTAAACAACGATTCAACCAATCGTACCGCTTATGTAAAGAGCACTTGGTTCCAAACTCTTGGAAACAAGATTCAAAAGGTATCTAACAAGATTCATCAATTGACTCTTCGTGGTGGTGCAAACTTCCTAGTAGTAGGTCCAGATGTAGCAACAATTTTGGAATCAATCCCAGGATATGTTGTAAACACTGACGGTGATTCTGCTAAGTTCGCAATGGGTGTAAGTCGTGTTGGTAGCTTCGCAAGTCGCTTCCAAGTCTACAAGAACCCATATATGCAAGAAAACACCATCTTGATGGGCTTCCGTGGAAATAACTTCCTAGAAACCGGTGCTGTATATTCTCCATACATCCCACTCGTACAAACTCCATTGGTATACGATCCAGTCAACTTCACACCACGTCGTGGCGTATTGACTCGTTATGCTAAGAAGGTTGTTCGTCCAGAATTCTATGGTAAGATCTATGTATCTGACCTAGACCAAATCTAATCAATACTAAGATAGATTAAACAATGACCCCGGCAGAAATGCCGGGGTTTTTTATTTTGTAATTCTATTTATATTATATGATAAATTTAACAGATATAGTAGATGAAATTTTAGAAAAAAATGCGCCAATGAAATTGGTTCAAGATACCGTAATCAGTTCCAATTTAAAATATCATTTGGATCATAATCTTACTCTTGAAGAAAATATTTTTAGAATTTACAGTGAAGGATATTTTCAACTAGTAAACGAAGTTCGTGAATTATATAATCAAGATCTAATTGAATTGAATGACGACGATGTAGACATCGTTGAAAGTGATCTTGGTCGTAAAGCAATATATGAAGGAATGGAAGTTTATTTAGATGCGCCAATTGAATTGGAAGAAGATGAATATCTAAATGAGGTAAAACATAGAGGAAGAACAGTACATCTTAATAGACCATTTAGAACTCCAGGAGGTCCAAAGAAATTTGCAGTATATGTTAGAGGTAAAAGTGGTAATATAAAGAAAGTTACATTTGGCGACCCTAAAATGAGAATTAGAGCTAGTAGTAAAGCTCGTAGAAAAAGTTTTAGAGCTAGACATAGATGTAGTCAAAAGAAAGATAGAACTACAGCCGGATATTGGAGTTGCAGAAGTCATAGAATTAAATCTTTAGGTACCAAGAGTAAGGGCAAATATTGGTGATATGGAATTTCCATTTAAAGAAACACATTTACAAGATAATTTATATCTAAGAGAATTTGAAGAAAATGTAGATATAGATGATTTGGAATGGCACAGAGACAGAGAAGATAGAATTGTAGAAATAATTGGTACAACAGATTGGCAATTACAAATGGATAATGAATTACCAAAAACTATGTCTGGTAAACTTTTTATACCAAAAGAAGTTTGGCATAGAATTATTAAAGGAAATGGTGATTTAAAAGTTAGAATAACTAAATTATAATATATTTATAAATAATGAGTGCTAATTTAGATCAAGATAGAGTAAGATGGCCAGGTAGCGGTAGTGCTGTAACTACTGGAAGTATACCGTTTGGATTTTACTTAAACGAATCATATTTGAGTGGTAGTGTTGGTTATTTTGAATATGATTGTGAAAAGAGTGCGGAATGGGCAGCAAAGAGAATGGGGTATCCAATAATTGATATTGAATTAATTGATGTTAATTTTTATGCTGCATTTGAAGAAGCTGTTAATGAATATGGTGCTCAAGTAAATCAATTTAATATTAGAAATAATTTATTAAATTTACAAGGATTAAGTACCGCAGATAATCCTAATATTACAGGTAAAAATGTTACTGGAACAGGATTACCGTACATAATTCAATTAGCTAAAGGATACGGAAGTGAAGTTGGTGTAGGTGGTTATGTTGATATAAAAAAGGCAGCAGTCCAATTAACTTCCAGTGTACAAACATATGATTTACAAACAATAATTGGTACAACTCTTGAAACAGGTAGTAGAGTTGAGATTAGAAGAGTGTTTCATGGTCCTCCACCAGCATTTGCTCGTATATATGATCCATTTAGTATGACTGGTATGAGTTACAGCAATGTATTGAATGAAATGGGTTTTGCTGGATATAGTCCTGCTACACAATTTTTGATGACACCAATATTTGAAGATTTATTAAGAGGTCAAGCAATTGAATTTAATGATATGGTTCGTAAGAGTGCATATAGCTTTGAAATTGTCAATAATAAATTAAAAATATTTCCTATTCCTACTCACGATCATACAATTTATGTTGAATATGTTGTTGAAAAAGATAAATTAAATGGTGCAAATACATTTAGTAGTGGAAGTAATTATGATGTGGTCAGTGATTATAGTAATGTTCCATATCAAAATGTGGTTTATTATAAATTAAATGCAGTTGGAAAACAATGGGTTAAGAAATATTTCTTGGCATTGTGTAAAGAAAATCTTGGTTTGATTCGACAAAAATATAGCACAATTCCAATTCCTGGTGGAGAAGTAACACTAGATGGATCGGAATTAAGAAGTGAAGCTTCTGCGGAAAAAGAAACTTTAATAACTCAACTGAGAGAAAATCTTGAAGCAACTAGTCGTAAAGCTCAAATGGAAGCTAAAGCAGATGAAACTGAAAAAATGACATCAATCATGAAAACAGTTCCATTATTAATTTATATTGGTGTTTTAGTATTTGGTTTTATACTTATATGGTATGATAAATTCATGTCAAATTTGCAATATTTTGTTTAAAAGTAAAAGAACACTAAATGCTCATCTTTTTAATGATCACCAATTAAAACCAAAAGAGTATTATGATAAATTTATAAAAAAAGAATCTGAAGGATTCTGCGGATTTTGTAATAAACAAACTGAATTTAGAAATACAACATATGGTTATAAAAAAATGTGTAGTAGAAAATGTTATGATTTATTACTATTAACAGATGAAAGAAAACAAAAGATTTCTATTTCAACAAAAAAAGCAATGCAGAGGAATGA